CCTTAAAGTGTGTAGCTGCTGCTCCTATAACCTTGACCATAGGCTCATTGCAATAGTTGCATAACACTACTGGTCTATTGTGCCATCCATGATTGATCTCTTGATTAAGATTGCATCGTGAGCATTTGTAATCATAGGTTGGCAAGTTAAGCACTTCCTTATCATGTATGACCCACATCCAGAGCATCGGTCTATGTCTGCTTCTGTGGGTTGGTTATCGAGATGACCGTACTTTAATACAAGTAGTGGCAAGAAATCCTCTAAACGGATGATGGCGGCATACTCACGCGCATCTTCACCTTGTCCGTTGAGTCTAATCACTCCAAAGCCCAATTCCCCCGAAAGAGCTGTACGAGCTTTCAATTGTCTAATGTAAGCCAATGGTTGAAATCCAGCGCGGGCTTTGACTTCAACATCGAAAGGAACATTAACAATGTCCTTACCGCTACCCCTTCCGACAGTTGCACCACTCCACACAGTCGATAGGTACTGTGCGACTACGCGCTCTGTGCGGAAGCCTCTATGTTTCCTTGCTTGACTAGCCATTAAATCTCATCATAACAATTGCCACATACCCACCAAGCATGAACCTCGATGATCTCACTCTCTGGAGTCTCAATGTCACATCTAGAGCATTTAATCGTAGCTTCTTCATCCATTAACAGCATGGCACTTCCTGCACTGCCATGTGCCTGCTACTAGATTACCATCTGTGATAATGGCTGGAATAATAATGTCAGATGCCAGAGTAGGCTCGTTGCAAAGCTGACACAGGATCGTGTCATACATAGGCACATCCTCTAGATTTGTCCATTCGCCATCTTTCTCAATGTTATAAATCTCTACATAACCCATTATGCCCACGCTTTCTGAGGTTGGAACTTTCCTGTTGAATCAAGGGTGTACCACTTTGTAGAGCACTTAGGTTCTCCGCCTTGATGATTGACTACAGAGCAGAAGTAACCGCCCCATGCTTTGCCATTCTTTTCACCTTCACGCCACTGCATGTGTCCATGCTTGCAACTCTCTGCTTCCTGTGCTTCGCCTGTGCCCATTACAGCTGTGATGTTCTCCATCGCCTTTTCAAGCGTGACTGGAGCATCGACTACCTTGTTATACTGACCCACTGGAGTTGTCCAGTAATCTTGATCATCTGCCTTGACTTCCTGAACAGGTGGCTTAACTGGCTTCGCAGCTACAACCTTGTTCATTTCCTCTCGGCTTGGTCTCTTTCCTTTAGGAGCATAACCCGCATTTGCAAGTGCTCTGCCGATTGCCGAAGTCTCGCAATTCTCCAATGCAGAAGTCTGATTGACACCTCTTGAAGTAACAGTTTCTTCCGCGTACCCTGTTGCCCACGCAACGCCATCACTAGCATCCTTAAATAGATACGCTTTAACAATGTATCGAGTAGCCTCGACAACTTCCAACTCAGTTGAAATGCGGAACGCTGGATAATCCTTAATAAACTTTTCAAGTCTCACCTCTACTGGCTCGTAATCGGCTAAATTAAACATAAAGCTCATTCTCCTCTGTTGCTAGTTGCCCTGCGAGTGCGCCATAGGAGCAGAGATCGACCCAATTGTCGATGTGCTGGGCTGATTGATTAGTCCTTGCAAGTTTAACCAAGACCATGATCCCTGCGACTTGATAATCGTGGATCGGTGTCTGTAAGTATGCACTGAGGAGCATTGCGGTGTGTTGCAGGTTATCCGAAGGGTGACCATACGATAGACCACGCTCGCGGATAGTGTCTGTGGCTGATAAGAGGATTTCATTAGCGAGCATCTTGGGTCGCTCGCTGATAAGACTTCGCTACTACTAGACCCTCGCGCTTGCCTTCGTTAAAGCCCTTAGCCCAACCGACTAAGTACCAGAGTGCATTAGCTGCTAACAGCAATACGATGATTGGCATCTCAAAGCTCATGATTTAACCTATCTGTGCCAATGCCCTTGATTGGCTACAGACTTAGTGTGACATAAATGTCAGACGAATCCAGTACATTTAGGTAACGAAATGATAACGATTTAGGCGTACAACTTGCCGTAAAGCGTGAAAGATCCATCCTTATTGATGGGAACTAGCATAGGGCTAACATGGTTTCCATGTGTTTCTATGACTGCGACAGACATCTGCCAATTAGCACTGCCAGCCTTTAGATAAGACGCTTTCTTCTTATCCATAACATTTCCTGCCTCTACGCCCCATAAAGTCCTGTATTGGCTTCCTATGCCCTCTGTAAAGGCACTAATGCCTGCCCTGTGAGTGTGACCACAGACTACAGACTTGCCGAACTTCTTTGCCAGACCAAGAGCTGTAAGTCCAGCATTAGAGTTCATTGATCCTTCGTCACCATGGACTAAGACCCAACCTCTGTGGAACTCGAAAGGCTTTTTGTGAAAGCGTATCCCCAGCTCATTGAAGCCCATAAAGTTGGAGTAGTCGAGTTCTGGAAGTCCGATGAGGCTAGGAGCTCCTTTAACGAGAGTGTGGTATAGACGATCGGTATGGTTGGATCGAGTGATGTCAGTCGTTCCGAGATCCCAGAGGATGTTTTGAGCCAGACTTCTGTCTGCATCTAATTGACCCTCGTATTCTAGATGTGTGCCTTTAGCCCACTTTGACTGGCTCTGCATGTCAAGCTCATCGCCTGTGTTGAGAACTAAGTCGAACTTCTCGCGCTTTACTAACTTGATCAGATTCTTAACTGCTTGCTCATGGTGATAAGGGATCTGTAAATCCGAGATCACTAGATAGCGTTTTTTAGTCATCATCCTCATCTTCGTAATCGCTGAGCTTCTCTGGCTCAACTGGATCTGGCAAGATCCAACGCGGATAAGAGGGAACATCTGTGATCATAAATAAAGCAATGCCCTCAGTAAATCCAGCCTTGCGTAATGATTTCCAGTACTCATGCAATCCAATGCAGTAAGCATCGAGCTTTGAGTAACCTTGCTCCTCTAACGCCTTAGTCGGTTTTCTTGCCATAGCACAATGCTACCTGTCAAGCAAGATGTTATAGATCTCATCGACCCGCGTGTTGAGTCGTTTGATCTCAGACAATAGGTGTGTGATTACATAGCCTGACAATCCACCAAGGATGGTGATAGTAGCGATGTAAAGCGTGAAGAAATCTGACTGTGTCACTTTTTGATGCCCATAGATGGATCGTTAGGCGAGAGGTAGCGCAATACAGGTGGAAGGATTGAAGCAATACCTGCTGCGATCAGAGCCTTAGGATCTGTGACCCCTGCTGCTGCCATTGAGATAACTGCTACTAAGAAGGCTCTGCCCCAAGATCCTGCTGCTGTCTTTAGTTCGTTCATTATTCTCCGCCTAACATAGATACTTGAAAAAAAGCACCATCATTGTCAGCTTCTTTCTTAAAGCTAACATGGCAGTGCTTAGAGTGTTTGTTAGCCCCTGTGTACTTGCGCCATTTCCAGTTAAGAATGCTGGAGCAGATTCGTCCATCGTAAATGATGTAACTAATACGCTTGTCTGCTTTTGATTTGGACAACAGACGAAGTTGATCGACAAGATCTCCCATGATGTCTGGCTTTCCGCCCTTGAATAAATCTTTGTCCACATCAATGGCGCGTACCCAGCCTTGCTCATCTGGATTATGATCAGACTTGCGAGCAGCGTGTCGGGTATCACCGATCCAACCATCCGATGTGCGGTCACGATCTGGGAACGAGTCATCAATCTGCTCTCTTAACTGGTAAGCAGCTTTAGAAAGTCTTGGCTTCACTTGCCTAGTTTTAAGCCTTCTGGAATTGGTTGAGCATAATCCCACTTAGAGATGTATTGAATGCCATCTCCATCATCTTTAAGCAAGATTGATCCGCTTGAAGGATGAAAGTCAGTATCAGTTAAATCAGGATAAATGTTTGTGATTTGTGTAAATAGATCCATTGTTATGCTCCTAAGTAACTAACTGACATCGATGGACCATAGAAATCTAGATTTCCACCGCTTGATTGATACAAAACAACTGTTAAATAATCTGCAACAGCCAAGTAAATTGGAAACGATAACAATGGTGTTGGATAAGTACCGCCAGATGGCGAGATGTCGCTAGAGATAAACAAAGTACCATTTTTAGCTGCATACAATTCTCGTCTGCCGTTTGTGTTGTTATTCCATTGACCCGCAGCAGTAAATAAGTAATAACCTGCTTTACCTGATGGAATCGTAATACGACTGTTATTTGTGGAATTGTCGTGGTATGCGTTTGTGTCAAAAGTTTCAGCATTAAATGCGAGAGTAGTCAATGTATTATTTGCAACACTAACTGTTGCTCCAGTTACATAAGCACCTGCGAAAGTTGATCCTCCGCTTGATGGTGTAGCCCATTTCAATCCTGTGGCTTCTGCTGAGTCTGCTGTTAAGACTTGACCATTTGTGCCTACTGCTAAGCGTGATGCTGTATCAGCTGCTGTAGCTGCGATCAAGTCACCCTTTGCATCCAAAATAGTTGCAGGAATACCTGAAGCATCTGCAACCCACTTGAAGTCCATGTCTGTATCGCTGTTCTTAGCAAGCACTTGATTAGTCGTGCCACCTTTAAGATCGACTAGCGAAGCGTCAATCGCATCGCCTAATGTCTCGATAGCTACTGCGCCATCCTTGACTAGGTCAGTACTGGTTGGTACTGCCCAACCAAAATTAGGGGTTGTTGTTGCCATTAGGTTAGAGCTCCGATCGCTTTAGACCACTGTAGTGTACCATTTACGCCACTCCAGATGGTGTTAGTTGGAAGTACTGTTGCCCATGTTGGAGCAATAAGAGAGAAATCTGTTGGTGAGACATAGATAGTCATGTCCACAAAGGTTGGTGTGGCTCTCATGGAAATGCCCTCTACAAAGCCTGAGAAGTACCCCTCGAACATGTTGAAGGGTAGGTTAGTAATAACTACTGGCTCACCAAAAAATAGGTTAATAAGGTCATCTAATTGGGCAGATGGCATGTTGGGATTGTCAAGTCTAAAAGTGATCTGATCAAGCTGTGTTCTAGGCGTTGAACGTAGGGCTAAGTCACGCTCTACAATGTCCTCAATGTCTGCCAGATAGCGGATGTTAGAGTCAAACGTTCTTTGATAGCGACCATAGAGAGCAATAGAAGCATCATCTGTGGCTGAGTAAGTACTGCCGAAATCGTTGCCATAACGGACAATCTCGCTGTTGCGAATCTTGCCGATTTGCAGGATTGACTTAACGCTGGCAGGCGTTGCGTAATTGCCATCCAATTGGGTTGATCCATTAGCTGCTAAATAATTGCTTCTATGATCCGCGTCTGCATACCCAATGCGCCCCTGTTTGTCCTCGTAGAGGTTTCCGAGTGCGCTATCGGCTATCTGTTGGACTAAAGTCTGGCTGTTGCGATCAGCTGCACTGAGGTTATCCATTTGATAAAGACCAGTATCGATTTCACCCAAGCCCACATTCTCAGCAAAAGCCCATGTAGTTGTTGGATCATAATCTTGCCATTGAAGGGAAGGTGCTACCTCTTGCCACTGATTAACTAGCAAGTCTGAAAGGATAATAGAAATCTGCTCACCATCTAGACCATGAGCTACAGAGTCGGTATAGATTGCCTTAGGCAGTTTAGCCAGAGCACCCACTGCAAGAATTGTGCCAAGGGTCACAAAACCTGTTTCTTCTGGAGTTCTGACAGAAGTCGTAAAATCTGAAACTGTGCCACCAAAGAAAGGTACATAAGTTCCAGAAGTGTCTTTAAGTTCTAGGCTAAGAGAATCTGTAACATCAATGTCAAAGAGAGCATTGGTTGGGTTAATAATCTCCATGCGGGCATAACCTGCTTGGCATTGGCGATCGATGTCGATGCGACCAATGGTTACATTAACTGAGGTTACATTGGTGTACACAGTCGTACCGACTGTTATGCGCCATTCTGGAAGCCATGTCATAGGATCGATAAGCTCGTAGTTCCGCGCTGATTAGCTTGACGGATTGCATCTTCAATGGCTCTGGCGATGGCTTCTGGATCTCCAATGCCTGTCTGGACATTGATGTTGATGTCTCGGTCGCGTGAACCAACCGCGCCAGAGTTAAATAAACTTCCACCTTCTGTTGCTCGGAAAGAGCCAGCATTGAATGGATTCATTGCTCCGTTAGCAAAGGAATTGACCAAAGCATTAAATGCGCCTGCATCCTCTACAGTCTGGAATACAGGCGGTAACCCATCAACGAGCTTGGTGAACTCTTTGCCATTTTCGCCAATGACTGAGATAACTCCACCGAGGGCTTCTGTTGCTGCGTTAATCTCTGCAATACTTCTAGGTGGAGTTGTTGGACGGATTCCATTAGGTGTCTGAATAAAACCACCATCGCCACCATTATCGCCACCACCAATAGGTGGAGTAATTGTAGGTGTTTTAACCTGAGCCAATAAAGCAAGCATCTCTCGAATCTTGCGAAGTGCTTCATCTAGGTTGTTTTGATCAATCAAGTCCTTAGGTTGCAAGCCTTTGAGAATAGACTCAATAGCCACCATCTGAGTTTTTTGATTGCTTAAAGCACCAAGGATCTTTAGGTCTTCATTAAGTTTAGCGGTTGCAGCGATAATGGCTGCTTCGTCCTTAGAAGCAATGGCATCTTCTAGAGCAAGGATAGAACGCTTAACATTGAGACGAGCTGTGTCATTGGCAATCTGTAGCAATTGTGCGCCATTTGTTGCCTTGCCTAATAACTGTGCTTGGTTGGTAAGAGCTGCTGCTATCTGAATCTTATCAATGTCAAAGACATCTGATCCCTTACCAAGTGCAAGATTAGCCTTATCAATTGCATTCTGTAATCTCTTTTGCTTTACCGCTTCAGCAGCAGACTTAGCTTGATCTTTAATCAATTTAGCTAATGCCTTATTGCGAGCAATTGCTTCATTTTCTGCTTTTTTGCGAGCAGCTTCGCGCTGTTTATAGCCACCATCTCCAGCAGTAGGAAACATCAATGGACCAGTGTTCACCGCAATTTGTGCCTTGTTCTTTTTCATTGCATTGCCAATGGCAGCTATTCCAAGTGCTGCAACGCTTATAGCTGTGAACCATGGAGCCCAAGCAAGAGCCACTGTTACGCCTGCTGCTGCCAAGATAGGAGCAGCAACTTTAACTTCACTTACAAGGTAGCCGAATCCAGTAATTGCATTAGTAAGTTTAATTGAAAGATTCTCGATGTTCTTGGCTGCGCCACCTGCTCCATTAGGACCAGAAAGACCGCCAAGGGCTTCAACTAATCCGCCACCAATGCGTTCTTTAGCCTGATTGCTTACTTCTGAAAGGATAGCTAATTGACCACTAAGGCTTTGAGCTGCTTCATCGGCTGCGCCTAATGTCTGCTTGCCAATGACAGCCATGATTTCTTCGAATGTCTTGGCTGATAGTTCTGCCTTAGTTAAACCTAGGCGATACTGATTAAGACCCTTTGTGTTTCCCACATAGGCATTAGCAAGATCCTGTGCAACATCTGCGACATTGGCTGAACGAGAGGCAGCAAGGTCCAGAGCAGTGTTCATGATCTCTGTGGACTTTGAGACAGAACCAGTTACAGAAAGAAGTGCTTGCATTGCTGGAACTGCTTGGTCTCCTGTAACTCCGTACAGCTTGCCAATTTGATCTACATAGGCTGTTACCTGTGGAGCATCAAAAGCGAGACCAAGGTTTTTAACTGTATTAGTTAGATTGACTGTCTCGCGCTCTGCATCTGCAAAGTCCTTA